TGAAAATTGTTGAGGCACGAATGCGCTCTGTTATGGGTATGCTTAGGCGGGAATTGAATCTTCAGTTTCTGGCTGGTACATCTACGGTTCTTACAGGGCTTAACAGTCTTAACGGCGTACCTGCTGCGGCAACTACCGGCTTCCTAGAAGAAGGTCTACCTGCGGCTGCTACACAGACTAATACCATTGGAGGTATTCAGAAATCAGTTGTTGATGTTGTCGGTTGGTATAACCAGATCGGTGACGCTGCTGGTGGTTTCAATGCCAATGGTCTTGCATCAATGAACAGTCTTTGGACTACGACTAATAGTCGTGCTCCTATGGGACAGATTGATGCGGTCATTATGTCTGAAGCAGGGTTCGCTAATTACAAACGAGCACTATTTGCTAATGAACGATACATTGACGAGAAGTCTTTAGACGGCGGTCGTATGTCTCTGCTTTATGCTGGTGCTCCTTGTGAGGCTGATATTGCTATGCCAGATGCTACTGTTAACGGTGCTGGACAAGCGGCTACTGCTTACTTCCTGAACTTTGATGGAATTAAGTTGATTATGCATCCAGACGCTGATTTTGCAGTATCTGACTTTGAACATATTTCTGGAACTACAGCCCGTGCTGCTACCCTCTATTGGAAGGGTCAGTTGATTGCGGATCACTTGGGTTCTCAGGGATTACTTTTTGACGGGGAGGCTTGGTAATATGTCTAGATCAGGATTAAGTTATTTAGAGAAGACTTCACAAGATGTGTTCGGGAATAGTATTGACATTCCGACAGCATTGGATCGTCGTACGGTACAGCGTTTTCACTGTAACGGGACGGTTGCTGCTGGCGATTTTGTTATGCTTGATACGACACAGGCTGATTCTGCAAGAGCCATTACGGTTGTTGTAGCACCAGTTGTAGCATTAGGTAATGCACTGACTGTTGGGGTCGCACTTGAAGCAGGAACTGCTGGATCACAGATTAATGTCTGTACCCGTGGTTATGTTGAGAATGCGGCTGTGGCTACCGGTACTGCTGTGGGTGTCCCACTAGTACTGGCTGTTGGTGCTGCTGGACGAGCAAGGGCTAAGGTTGCTGCGGATATCGCAACACCTGCGGCTGTTGTGTTGACGCTGGCTGCTGGTAATGTTGCCGATGTGTATGTCTTTGGTATCGCAAGCGATTCATAAATTATTAGAATTGCCGAGGGTGTCCAGTTGTTTTATTGACATTTTGGACTGGACACCCTCTTTTTTTTCAAAGTTTATCTTTACAATTTCTTGGCTAAAGCAGTTAGTATTAATGTAAGTGTTAAACAGACGACCATATAGGAATTGGAAATATGAACTTAAAAGAACTGAGGAATAAAGTAAAGAACATTACTGATTACAATCCAGAAATTCAAACATACTTGGATGATCTGGATGCTTTAATTAATGATGCCTACAATCAGTTATATCTGAGCAAGAGATGGAACTTTGGTAGGAAGACTGAATTCCTAAACATCTATCCAGATATTGCTGCTGAAGTTCCAGTAGGTGGTGGAGCAGCAGTTCCTAATCTGAATGTATTAGATGGACGAAGAGAATGTTCCTTCAGTGCTCCAGTCTCTCAATTGTTAGAAGATCCTAGAATTTGGGAAGGACAGATAATTGAAATTCAAGGAAGAGAATATACTATAGAGACAGTAGCACAGAGCGGTGCTGGAATTAGAACAGTAGAACCTCTCAGATGTACAACTACTACTGATGATCTTACTTGGAAGTTGAAGCATAGGTTCTATCATCTTCCTCCAGATGCTATAGAGATATTAGGACTGTGTCATAGAGATGCACCAGTCCCAGCAAAGAATCCACTGTGGGGAAAGAAGATTGGATTAGTTGCTAGACGAGATGAAGAATTAAATTTAAGAGAAGACTATACTGCTGAATTCAGTGAGGCTTATGTATTAGTTCCTCCAATAGATATCCCTGCTGGAATGAAGTGGGGAACACCAGTTATTACTTCAGTAGGTACTGCTCCTAGTCCATTCTTAGCAAATACTAAATGGGAATTTACTTGGGCATTTGAGATTGGAGGAATTATAGGTCCTCTCTCAGATCCTCATACAGTTGATATTGGAACTGTAGAACAGAATACAAGTCCAGTAGTTACACTACATTTTGAGACTTGGGATGATAGAGCAGTTAGGGCTAAGACCTATGCTCCTGCTATTGATGTGTATCAGAATGATTTTGAAGGAATGAAGAAAGTAGTATTCTATAATTCAAACTATGATCATACTACTGGTACTAGAAAAGGACTTCCTTGTTGGAGACAAGTAGGTAGTGGAATTGCAGTTGCAAGTAGGAATGACTGGCGTCCTAAGACTGCTACAGATGAAGAAAGTAGTGTAGTCCTTAATGGTCTATTCAATGTTAATCCCGGTGCTCCTAGATACCAAGAATGGGATGGACAGCATCTAAGAATTAGACCTTATCCCAGACCTCAAGGGTTTGAGAAAGAATATGCTGCTGCGGCAGCGACTGGTTCAATGGCAGTATTGAACCGAAGAAAGTTCAGACAATATGAACTAAGATATCAGCGTAAGCCTTATCGGCTCTGTAGCAGTACAGATAGTCCAGAGATGCCGTACGAATTTCATCAACTTATAGTATATAAAGTATTGCACGAATGCTTTGTCAAAGGTGGCAATGCAGCAATGGCTGGTATGTATGATAAGAAAATGTTTGACGCAATTAAGATTCTTGAGAGGCGTTATGTTGATAGAGCAGATACTTTCTGGCAAAGGGGTCAGTTCGGAATGGAACGCCGTGGTATCGTCTATGACTATAATTCTCTCAGGAAAATTAATTAATGAAGACAAAGACTACTGAAGAAAGACTAGCAGGCGGGGTTGATCAGCGATGGAAGGCTCAGAATAACCTTGCATCTGATATCCGTAACTGTCGTGTTGAGGATGTAGGTCTTGGCTGGAAGAATGATAGAGGTTGGGAAAACCTAATACCGGTTCACGATAATATGACCCGGACATTTACACCAGCAGAATTAGAGAATGTTTCTAATCCTGTCAGGTTCCTTAAGGTTTGGACTAGACACGGTGGGTCAGAAGTTTATTACCTTTATGAAAGAAATGGTAAACTGATGTATCACTTTGGTAATCAGGGTGCTGCTTCTGAGAGAGAAGTTATATTAGAAAGCGGTAGGAATATACCTAAGGCTGATGATCCCGGTACACAGTTAACACCGTTTGGTAGGTTTGCTTTAGTACAGAATGGTTATGAAGCACCATTCAAATTCTGGGGTAGGGTACATCAATCTCCGTTTGGTTGGACAATGGCTCCTAATCCTCCAGTAGTTTATGATGTAAACTTAGATGAGATAGATACACCTCAGCATATGGAAGCAGGACAAGGCTCATATGTAACCAGTTGGAGATCTGTTGGTTTAGGTAATACTGATAATGGAGACTGGAGCCATTATAGATACAAGGTTAGTTTCGTTTCAGACACAGGATCTGAAAGTCCTTTAAGTGATGGTCAAGCAACTACTTGGAAAGTTGAAAATACAGATCAAGATAATTTCAAAGCAGGAATTGTTTTAGATGATATTCCTACAGGTGATTCTAATGTTGTTGCTCGTAGGATTTATAGAACAAAGAACCTAGAGAATAATGCAGCAGAGAAGTACTACTTCTGTAAGCAACTGAATGATAATACTACTAAGACTTATGTAGATATTATTCCAGATAGTTTAATGTTGGAAGAGGCTCCAGCGAAGACTGATAGTATATTAATCAATCAGTCATTCAAGTATGCTGCTACATATAATGGTTGCATATGGGTTGCTGGAGGTGATGACTTCAGTACAAACATTAGATATAGTGATAGGCATCTTCCAGAACAGTTTGATGCCTTTAGATTTTTTGATGTAGGGATGAGACAAGGTGGTGAGATAACTGCGCTTGTTCCTTATAGTAATTCCTTATTGGTATTCAGAGCAGGATCAATAGAAGTTATCTCAGCCATCTCCGATGATACATATACGATTGGTACCTTGGATAGTGATATTGGTACAAGGGCAACGAATACTATTAAAGAAGTTCCCGGTGTTGGATTATTTTTTCTAACAAAAGATGGTGTGTATGCAATCCAAGGTGGACAGTCTGGTGCTGGCTTAGTAACCGCTAAAGTAGAATCTGTTAGTGCAGGTTTATATGGAGAATGGAAACGACTAAGTGAAGGAAGTTTAGCAAGAGCAACAGCGACATATAGCACAATGGAAAAAGAATACTGGGTACATTATCCTTGTGATGGTGAGACTGAGAATACTAGAGGTGCTGTATTCCATAGAGATATCCAGCAATGGAGCCTAAGAAATCTATCTGATGGTGTATCAGTTACTTCACATACAGGAACTAATACCAATTATCAGATGGCATTTACTTGTTTAGATTCAGATCCTGAAGGATGGATTGTTATAGGTACATATCCTGATTATCCTTATGCTGCTGCTGGTGCAGTTGCTAATCAGGATAAGACATTCTTTCCCGGCTTTGATCTACAGGTCTGGTCGGCTAATTGTCAGTGGGGTGTTACAGGTAGACGAACATCAGAAACAGCACAAGCAATAAGTTATTCGTTACACGATCAGGCTAAGGCTACAGATGATTGTGCGTGGATTAGTACTTGGGATGACTTTGGTGATGACAGTATTAAAAAGAGAATTCATTCAGTAGAAATAGAAATGGTATCACAGGGATATAATGATCTGGTAATGACATATGCTTCTGACTATACATTCAGTACCCTGACTGGCGGTACTGCTGCTCCTATGATTATAGAGAAGTATTATACATTAGCATCTGAACCAGTGTGGACAATTACAAGTGGGAATCCCAATGTAAAGAACTTAGCAATCTGGGGAGAGAACTGGTCTAATGGACAGTTGTGCAGGGTTAGGTTTGATGTTCATACTGGTTTAGTATCTCATTTCCAATGGGGAATTCAAAGTGCGAATCCATTTCACATTATCTCCTATAATGTAGAATACAGTTCATCTGATCAGAAGGTGATAACAAGGAGGGGTGGCAGTGGCTCGTAGTTGGACTAAAGAATGTTTTAAGGATGGTGATCAGTTTAAGGCAGATCATTTTAATCGTGATGCCGATGGTATTGCACAGCAGTTTAATGGTCAGTTAGACCAGAATAATATGCCGTTGAATGGTTGTCACAGTGAACAGTTGAAGGTACCTCAACGGGTTAGTAATGCGTTTGGTGTGAATACAGTTAGTAGTTATATGCCTACACAGTCATATCATTATGCACAGTGGAGAATTACGAATACGAATACTACAGACTATAATGTTGATCCAGCATCTATCTATGCGACCAATTGGGAAGAGGATAATTGGGATCCTTTCTGGAACTTGTTTGATTACAGTGTAGTTACACAAGGATCACGAATTAGATTTGAATCTAAGGAAGGAATGATTATTGGTGGTGTAACAATTAATGTAGAGCAAAGAACTGGTAGAGCAAGAGGTGGTGGAGATCCGGGATGGACTAAGAATACTTCAGCCTATGATGCTATGGAGATTGGTATCTTCTGTAATGGTGTGTTGATAGGAAGAAGTGGAAAGATTTATACTGGAGCATATTGTTTAGATATTCCATTCAGTACACCAATTGGTACACAATATACAGAGATAGTAGTGAAGTGGTTTAGGGATCAAGAATCTTTCATTGATGGAGATCCTTGGCATACATTAGAAGTTGATCACGGTTTATATTTCTATATGTCTGGTATGCTACTGTGGGCGAGGAACCAGTACAGATGAGCAATAATTTAATATATACGAATGGACAGGCTGGGCAACCTTCTAATGCTAATAATGAGACTGATAACTTTTTCAATCAATTAGCAACTGATAGTGGGCAGATAGATCAAAGTAATACTAGAACTGAATGGGTATCTACTAGACACATTGACTGGCAGGATAAGCCGTTAATTAAGATGTATGCACATAGAGATAACAGTAATCATTCAAGTAATAACTACAATGGAACAACTTATCAGACAGTGACACACGGAGGAAGTGGTAGTACAGAACTTACTTTTACTGCTGTTCCGTTTCGTGTTGGTGATGTATTCAGATATCATTTTAATTTTAGAACTAATCCATCTAATAATGATCTCGGTGCAAATAAAGGTAGGGATTATTTTTGGGTCAAGGCACAGATACAGATAGATACTGGAGGTGGTGCAACTTGGACTGACTTAGGATTTGATACAAGGAATTCATTTGGTACACATAGGGCTGCTGCTGGTAGTGACTATCCGTGTGCTGGTTATAGAATGTATGGTATGACCTTTATTCATATTCCCGGTTATACTGGTACAGTGACAGGTATGAGGGTACAGGTTCGCACAGAACATAATAGTATGAATCTTAATATGGAGAACTGGAACCAGCAATTAAAGGTGGTAGGTGCATAATGCCTTATGTTAAACAACACGCAGTAGCAACAGGTCAACCAGCAAGAGCAGGTGAGATCAATGAGAACTTTGAAGATGCTAGACGCTATATCAATAAAGAAATAGTTCAGGCTGATTTGGCTAATGAAAGTGTAGATTATCCAGAGATTGTAAGAGGTGAGAGGAATGCAGGTACAGGACAGCATCAGTTCACTTGTGGAAATTCTGCTGGTATCTTTATGGATAGAACTTCAAGGAATATTAATGCTTTCACAAGGTATACTAAGAAAGAAATTACACCGTTATGGAACAATCAATTAAATGCAGCAAGTACACCTAGTACTAGTTTACCTTTATCTCAGACGCTGTCGTTACCAGATACTGCATTTGATTTTGAATTAGAACAGAGAGCATTGGTAACTTTCAGAACTTGGATAGAGGTGTATATTCCAGAGACACCCTGTCAGGATCCTGAAGACAATGCAACTAAGTGTGAACATAGATACACAACTTATTTTTATGTGTCCACAGATGGTGGCGAGACGACCTATGCAGATACATCTAAGGGTAGGTTCTATGACTATGGTGTATTCTCAGGAGGTGGAGGCGGAGGTGGTCCCAGTAGTTGGGCAGGTCCTCCTAATCAAGATCCGATGAAGACTGCTACAGATACTGGATGGTCAGCAAACATTCCGTGGTCAGCATATAATAGATTTTATTGTATAACTAAATCATTGTTATTGTCTGCTGGGAATCACAAGTTAGGTGTGGTCTATGATGCACATCACGATGTTGGTTATTGTTGGGCAAGTAATAGCACATTGGAAGTGGAATATATTGGTGCTAACATTACTTAGTTTACAAAGAGGATATTAATATGGCAAGAGATTATTACAGCGAATATACTAAGACGGATCCTAGTGATCGGTTTAGAGGTGGTGCATCAGGTGCTATTAAAGGTGCAGGGACTGGTGCGCTTATAGGTTCTGTTGTACCCGGTCTTGGTACCGTTGTGGGTGGTGCTATTGGTGCTGGCATTGGTGGTATGGCTGGTGCAGCAGGTGCTACAAAGTATATGTCGCCTTATGAAGAAGAGAACCTTAAAAGGTTAACGGATCTAGAATCACGAATGGAACAAGGACAATTAGGTTTATCTGAAGAAGAGAAGACATTGTTATATGGTTCAGCAGAAGATAGAGAACGACAAGCAAGAGAACAAGCAAGACAATTACAACAGTCTAAGTTAGCCTCAGCCTATCAAGGTGCTGGTACTGCTGCGGCAGAAATGGCACAGGCAGAAGAACTACAGGTTGATGCAATGAGAAAGACTGGATTGAAAGTTGCAGAACTAGATATCCAAAGAGCAGAGCAAGAGGAATCAGAATACTGGGGTAGACTGGCTACTATGTCTCAACGAGAGGCTATGGAGCAGGAACGAAAGAAAGAACAGAATGCTCAGTTGCTTAAGGATATGAATGAATTTATGGTAGGTGAAATCACTACTGGTGGTATACTATCAGAGAGCGGAATGGAAGGTCAGGCTGCGAACTTGGCTAAACGATATGATACAAGTGAGGGTGACTTGAATTCGGCTATAGACATACTAAGTAAGAACCCGGAACTAATGCAATTGTTAGTACAGGCGGGAGGTTAGACAATGGCAGTTTTAACAGCAATTGATCCTATTGCAGGGATTTATAGTATCTCATATGAGAATCCAGAACTGGATCCTAATGAGGCTGATATAGGTGAAGGAACTACTGGTATCAGATATGCATCATCTTATATGGGTGCACGATCTAGATGGTGGGATCTATCTTGGAAGCAGGCAGAATTAGAACAGAAAGGAATTGAGGCTCATAACCGAAGGGTACAGCAAGAGATATTAAATCTTCAGGATGCTAGAGCAAATATCATTCAAGGTATTCCACAGAGATATGATAGTATGTGGAAGCATAATAATACACAGGAACAGAAGAGACTGGAATGGAATGCTTCGTCTGGTCCAATGACTACTAGTACTGTAACTACAAGTCCGGGAAGTGGACGAGGTGCGATGGTAGGTAACAGGGCTAAGGGAAGTTATTATGTTAAGACTGATGTACAGACTTTAATTCAAGGAGCGGCTAATCCTAATCAAACTGCTGGTATGCTTGATGCTGGTAGGCAGACAGGTACACTGGGTAGAGATGAACAGTCACAGGATCAGGCAGGTTTCTATGCTGTACAGATGCAGATTGAAGATCTGGCTAATACTAAATTAGATGCTGGTGTTTCAGCCGCTAATGCTTGGGCAGATGCTGAAAGAGAAACCTTGGCAGCATATGATGCATCGTCTGCTGGTGGAGATACAGTAGCAAGATATCGTAGGGTACAGGCAATTGTTGAGCAAGACTATGGTCCTCAACGAAGAACAAGTGTATCAACTAAGACTGGTAGACGAGCACTGGAACCTTATGCAAGAACAGCAGCAATCTTGGGTATTGACCCATTTGATGAGCGTCATACTATCTCTCAGTTGGATCTGGAAATTGGTGCAAAGGAAGCAGAACTTCAGCCTGATGTAGATCTTATTGGTAGAGCAAGACAGGTTCAAAGTGAGAAGTTTGGTCCAAGTTTAACTGGTGCATTGTTTGGTGGACCAAGAAATAGAATGCCGTTTGAGCAGAACTATGGTGTAAGAGATCCAGCAGTTATTGCTCCTAATAGACAAAGAGCAGCACAGGCTTTAGAGGCTTACCTTAGAGGTGGCGGAACTATGGATGAACTGCGAGCAATGGGATTGATGGATACACGACGAGGTGATAGACCATCTACTTCAGATACTACGGTAGGTGTACCCGGTTCGGCTCCTATTCCCGGTGCAGTTATGGAAGAGGGAGAAGATGTTTCAACAGTGTTGGAATGGAATCCTGATCAGATGGTTGAACGAACAGGAATTGCAGGTCACTTTGGTGTTGAAAATGAATCAAGTACTTTCCAACTTAATGATGGAACCTATATGCATTATACTTACGATCCCGGTGGTGAAGTAGTGGAGGAAAGCACTTCGTATACTGTAGGTGATACGGCTGATGATGGACCCGGTAGTTGGGTTATTAATGAAGTTAATGATGCTGGGCAGGTATCTAAAGCAACTTATTCTTGGGGTACAGCAGGAGAGAGCAGGGTAATTACTGATACAGGTACATTAGATAATGTTATGGCGTTACCGGGAATTGTAGCAAAGACAACACCAGCATCTGGTGGAGAACCTAGTTGGACTGCTTATTATGTTACACCGGCTGGAAGGGTTGTTGGATTTAATAAGACAGATGTAGAAGGTGCTGAATGGGTTAAGGCTGATGATAGTGTTGATGAAGAGAAACTATTGTTTGGTCAAGTATCAGCATTAGAATTTATACCTCAGGCTCCAGCGGAAGAAGCACCGTCAGATGCAGAGGCAGCACCGCCGGGAGATCCTGCGGAAGATCAGCCGGTACCATTTATGGAGAGAGATCTTACTGGTGGTATGGACATAGACTTAGATGATCCTACTGGTCCTAGTCCTTCAAGGCGTTTAGAAATTGAGGATGAAAGACGAAGGATAGCAGAAGAAGAAAAAGCATTAGAGACACAGATACTTAATCCTCCGTGGAGAGATAAGTTTAAGGTTGGTCCTTCAATGGAAGGATTTGATATGGGAGATCCAACAGCACCGACTGAAGAAGAGGAAGTTGAAGTTGAAGAGGAAGAAGAATCCCGTATCAAGAAAGCATTAAGAGAAATGGAAGAGGCTGCTACTGAAGGTATACCAGATGTATTAGGTAGAGGTTCACCTACATTGAATCAGCATCGTGGTAACCTATTGGCTGGATTTACTGGAGCAACAGAACTATTAGAGAAGCCTGCTAAATTAGATAGGATGACTGCTAATGCTGATGCTGGTTCTCCACAAGAATATGCTAGGGCTGTTATAGATGCAGAGACTGAGAAGGCACCTGATCAAAGATCTACACTGGAAGAAATAGTTTCTAATGTAGCACAACAGTATAATGGTATGGGTGATATCCAAGGTAGAGATGCAGCATTAGAATATACTATAGCATTATATAAGTTGTTCCTTGATAGTCCTATGCTAACGAATACGGCAGGTGGCGGAACAAGGAGCGCATAGATGGGTGATCCTCGTCCAATAGTTTATACACCTGAAGATCTAGAATTTATCAATGCAGGTAGGCGTAAAGCAATGCTGCCTCCAATTGATAGGTATGGAGACTTTGGTCCTGTTGCGGATCCAAGAGATATGGCTGCACCTAAGCCTCAGGTTATAGATGCAGGTGAAGGAGCAGAACTTCGTCAAGGTAGAGAACTAGAGCAAGTCCAAAGAACTTTAAGTGCAGATGAAGTAGAAGCACAAGAAAGAATGGAAGAAGCGTTTAGGGGATTGACGCAAGAAAAAGCAAAGGGATTGTTAGCACAGTTTCAAGGTGGAGGTGCACCTCCTTATGATATCCCTTCACCGGGAGAACCGGGGTTTGCTGAAGCAATTGCTGAACTGGCTCTTGACGAAGCCTTGACAGATACAGAAAGTATGGCGGCTATTGTACCCGGTTTTACTATGGAAGGATGGGGAGATAATCCTCCAGTAATGCCGAAAGGTGGTAGAGCATTACAATATGTTTTTGGTATAGTAGCAGAGCCGTTTACGGAGACAGGAGAGATGTTACCGGAAGGTGTTGCTGCACCGCCGATGGATCAACCTCCAGCAGCAGCAGGTTATGATGAACCTACATTGATGATGGCATTAGCACCTCAGTCTCGTATCGGTCCAGTTAGAGCAGAGAGAGCAGAACGATTATCAGCAGCACAAGCATTGAAGTCTCCAGCAGAATATGCTCAGGAACAAGGATTAGATCTTGATGCTAATCTTGCAAGATATCAAAGAGAAGAGATAGAATCAAGGCATTATGAATTAGGTGAAGAATTAACGGATGCTGATGTTGCTGAGATGGATAGACTTGAAGCAATAGAGCGAAGACTTGATGAAGGAGGAAGTTCAGACCGAGATCAGTATGCTGGTTATATGGGCTTCTATAATGCTTATCATACATACATTGGTGAGAATCCAGATGCAACAGCAGAGGAAGCAGTAGCGGCAGTACAGGCTGAATTAGAATTAATGGATACAATCCTATCCGGTGAGGCTGGTCCTGAATATTATACTGAACATAGAGCGGCTGATGCTGGTCCAGCAGATCCTTGGTACAGAGCATTTGCTACTAGGGTAACACACGGACAGGTACCGAACTTAACTAATGTACAGAAAGAATATCTTAATACTAGTATTGCTGAAAGAAGAAAAGCATTTGTTGAGACAATGCCTTATCTTAGGCGTGAACAAGTTGCTCAAGACTATGGTGGAGATCCGGGTGATATTGAATCAGGTATGTTTGATTATGGTGCTGTAGGAACTGATGTACCAGATATTGAAGGTGTTGATCTTGGTAATGTATGGGAACAAGATATCTCAGCATTTGCATTATCAGAAGAAGAAGTATTGCAACAATATAATAGTTGGCTAGAAGATAGAGGACTAACAGATTTCTGGGCTATTGATTTCTGGGATGATCCTGAGAAGTATGCTAGTGGTTATTGGTGGAATAGATCTTACCCATCTGGTGCAGCCGTAGAGGGACCGGCACAGTGGGGGCTTAGGTCTATATTAATTCTTCCGAACATAGCCTCTAGAGGTGTCTATGAGATCGGAACAGGTATCGGTGATTGGACTGGTTATAGTGAAGCAGCAGAGCGTAGACAAGAAGAAGATGAAGATTATCCAGAATTATATAAGGGTCATCCGTTTCTAAGAAACATAGCAGAGAATAGAGGACTAATGTCTGATATGTATGACCTCTATGCTTATACACCGGGCTTAGAAGAATATGCTTGGATGGCTGGTGCAACAGGATTAGGTGGAGATATATTCATTGCTCCGTTTGATCCGGGTCTAAGTGCTTTGGCTAAAGGTAGTGTTGCTGGTGTAAGAGGATATAAAACAGCAGGTGCTTTAGGTAGACCAGTTATTGGTAGAGCAGGTTCAGGTGGTAGTGCATTCGTTAGAGGATTTGCTGAAGGCTTAGGTGATACCTCAATGGTTATGAATGCTGGACTTCGTAGATGGGGTGGTGGATTACAGGATCCAATTACATATGCGTCAAGGCAGTCAGCACATTATCTAGATGGGCAACAGGCTTATAGACACGCAAGAAAAGGTGGTGCTAGTCACGATGATGCATTGACAGTTGCTCAGTCTCAGTTCACTAAGAAGAATAGATTCCTTGCGGATGCTGAAAGAAGCGGAGAAGAATGGGCGGCTAAAAGTATTGAGGACTTATTAAATGAAAGTTCAGGGTATGGTAGGTTATACAATAGTTTCCTTGATGACATAGATGATTTTGCTAGAACACCGTCAGGTACCAAGTCAGCGATGCCTAATAGGAGAACTGTTAATAGATTAGTTGATGAGGCTTATGATAATAATCCAGCGTTCAAATCGTTTGTAGATAATTTAGTAGAGCGTGGAGCATTACCGGCGAGAGGAGGAAAGGGCTGGACTGATGAAGCATTGGAAGAGATAGTTCGTTCGGCTAGACAAAGTAATCCTAAGATGATGAATACTTTATTGCAACCTCTGAACTATAAGATGGCACAGCATTGGACTGTATCTACATTAGAAAGTTCTAAGTTGTGGAGGAGATCGTTTACTAAACTATCAATGGTTACACCGTCGTTGTTTGTACAAGGCGAAGACTTGCTTAGACTTGGTAAATTGGTTGGAGAAGCAGAGCAAGTAAAGTATATGGTTAGGCTAATGGATGATGCTCAGAAGGCTGGTCGTATTAAGCACGGACTACATCCATCATATGATCCAAGGGTGACTAGAACTGGTAGAGCATCGTTCAGACCTAAGGTTGGTTCCTATATTGAATTGACTACAGATCAAAGAAATGCTATGAGAAAGTATCTTGATGATCTATACAAGAGAGGATTACTTACAGAGCGTGAGCGTATGGAAGTGTTGTCTCAGTTATATCCTGATATGTTTGCACGAAGATTTGGTAGAGGTGTAATAAGTGAGGGACTTCCGTTCTGGAGGGATCAGTCATTTATTAGTACTGATTCATTAAGAAGATTAATGAATGCTCATATAGAAGATGTGGCTGCGGCTAATAGAATTGGTGTGGGTAGTAAGGCATTAGATGAAGCAACATCGGCTACTAAGCAAGCATTGTTAGAACCGGTTGGTGCAAGGCATCTTAATCAGAACTTTTTGAAAAGGTTTCTTGGTAGAGGTTGGGAAGCAGTAACTGGTAGAGGCGGAAAGAAATGGGTGGAGAACTTTCCTGAAGGTATGCCGTTACACGCAGTTATAGAATTAAAGAAACTACAGGGTAGACTAGCGGCTATGGATGTTGGGCTGCGTAGAGATCTATCAGAATTATTAAGAAGTCCAGAACTACAAGCAAGATACTTTGATGAAGAATGGTTGAGGGTTAATAAGCCTACAAGGAATGATTGTTTAGTTGCTCTATCGTTAGGACCGAAGTCGGCTAGATCTACATCAGCAATTCATTCCTCAACAAATAATCTATCTAAGATAATGATGGCTAGAACAGAAGACTTGGTACTTGGTATTGCTGATGTATTCAAGCAAGAAAGTATTATGGCTTCATCTATTACAGATACTTTAAGTGAGGCAGGTAAAGCAAGGCTGGCTGAATTGTTAGATGATGCTTCAGGTAGATCAGGTTATATGGGAGGTACTGGTAAAAGTATTACTGAAGAAGAAAGAATCTTTATGAGCGAACTTGGTGGTCGTGAAACAAAAGGATTATCCTCGTTTATGACTGTTAATGGTTATGAAGATTGGATGAGAATGATGGAAAGGTTTCACGATGACTTAGGTGGATTCATTAGAAATCCAGAGAACTTTAATAGTCCTAAGGTAATTCAATTGGCAGATCCAGATTTTAATTCTATCTCGGCTGGTTTCTATTATATGCAACAGATGGGTAGACTATCTGATGAAGCAATGGCTAACATTTATAGAAGTTGGGGTGGCTATGATGCCTTGCTTGCAAGTAATAAGAATCTTGGTAAGTTGTTAGAAGAAGCAAATACTATTAGATGGGCAGATGATCCAGAGATTAGTACAATCCTTAAACAAGAATTAGTTTCAGGTGAAGTAGGCAAAGCACAGATCGGTGATGCATTAGCAAGACGAATTGAGACTATGGTTAATGTTAGGGCAAGACCTAATCTATCAGCACGGTTGCCGAGATCCAATGAAGAGGATTGGGCACAGATCGTTAGTGATATCTTTCCAAAACTTAATGATGAACAGGTTGGTAAGGTTGTTGGTGCACTGCTAAGAGAAGAGGCTGGTCAAGGTCGTATGTTGATAATGGGTATCAAAGATAGTCTAGACGAGATGGCTACACAGATCATTCGTGTTAATGGATTAAATAGAAGCGAAGGGAATACTATGTTGGAAGCCCTTGGCATTATGATTAATAAGATGCGTCCGACTAAACCTGCGGGACCTAAGTTAAAGATTAATCTTAAAGGTAAGCCTAAGGCTAAGAGAAAGGGTGCTAAGGTTTCTCATAAGCAGGAATATATTACTAATCAATTGAGGCAGATGGAAGAAAGGTTTGCTGATAAATGGGCAAGGCAACACGGAGGAGATCCACCAGATGTAGGACTTGCAAGGGTACACGAAGAAATTGGTGGTATGTCAAGGATAGATGCAGAGACACATCTTGATGAAGCACTTGGTAGACAGGCAGATGCTCAATCAGATTTAAGAACAGCGACAATCCATATGGATCCTTATGAGGTACCGGAGATAGGTAGACTTGATGAATTAGAAAGATTAGTAAGAGAGGCTGATGCTGAAGTACGGGCTGCTCAAAGAAATCTAGATAATCTAGATGAGACTAGTTTGGGTGTAACGGAATCTGCTAAGCAAATGACTGCCTATGATAATATGTTGTATACAGAATTTATATCTACAGTTGAACGGCACATTATGGGTAGGACTGTAAAGGGTGAAGTTAGCAAGATTGGAGCAAGGATCAAACCTATTGGTGAGATTAGACAGGCTCTATTATCATTGTATAAGGTTGATAAGACTGGTGCTTATGTAGCAGCAAGGGCTGTTGAAGAAGGTATACAATGGTTACAGACATTTAGATATTCAGCATTGCTTGGTGCAAGAGCAGCGTTCCACGCAATTAATATGTTTACTGCACCTCAGATTATATGGGGTACATTAGGTGGAAGAGCAGCAGCGGCTTCTATAAATCCATATAATCTTGGATTGGCTCATAGGATTTGGCAGGTAGGTAATCCGGCTGTGAAGGCTAGAGGATTAAGAACTGTAGGTGCACCTGATAGTGCAAGAATTGCGTTGACTGATGATATGGGTAGGAAGTATACCTATGGTGATATCTGGGAGATGGCAATAGGAACTGGTGGATTGAGATCACAGACAAGATTAATTCTTGGTGCTGGAGAATTCAAACATATTCTAGATGATGCAAGGTTTAGTGATAAGTACAGAAACTTTATTAGAACAGGATTGGAAACCTCCTTGCCCGGTGCAGTTGGTGCAGTTGGTGTACGGGCTGGGGTTTCTCCATTGACAGCAGGAGGAGCACACTTAGGTGGATCAATATTGCCTGTACCTCAGACAATTGGTGGTAGGGTAGTAGGACTAAAGCAGAATCCTTATGCAAGGTTCTTGGCTAATATGACTGAATACGAAGATCAATACTTTAGATTGACACAGGTTATACACGCATTGAAAAGAGGTGATGATCCTATAATGGCAGTGGGTGCTGGTCGTAGAGCATTGATGGATTATGGTTCATTGACTGGTGTAGAGAAGTTTGCAGTACAAAGGTTTATGATGTTCTGGGCTTTCTTCAGATTGAATATGATGAATATGGCTGGTGTGTTATTAAGTAATCCTAAGAGGTTTGCTAACATTTATAGAACTACGCAGGCTCCGCAGACATTGAGAGAAAAGAAAGCCAAGGTACCTGAAGAAGTATTCCCAGAAGAATTGTTTCCGGGTATGCCAAGGATACCGAATCCAATAATGCCCGGATATGAATTTGGTAATTCGTTTGGTGGATTTAATACTGCTGAATTAGATTTCTATTCGCATCATTTCCTGCTGACTAGACCGATGATTAGTTATATGGAAGGAGCGGATAAGCAAAGTCATTATACCTTTATGCCTCCAGTACCGATACTAGATGCAGCAGTTACGGCAGCAGAAATAATGATGGCTCCTGATTGGGATAAGGCTATTCAACCGTTTAGGGATTATGTGAATCCTGATTTGAAATTAATCCTTGGGCAGAGATCAAGAATAGAATGGAAGAAGAAGTATATAGATCCTAAGGATATGTACTTGTTTACTGAATCAGGTTGGGGTGATTGGTTCTGGAATACTATGATTAAAGAGGAACCGACAAGGACACCAGCGGTGGCAGGAGAAGAACACTATGGTGGCTTCAGGTACACTTTAAGTGATGAAGGTATGGAAAGGTATCTATACTTTAAGAATGTCTTAGGACCGTTCCTGACCGTACCCAGCGTTATGGGAACTGATACTATACCGTTGACACATTTAGTTTCAGGTGGTGGTACAGGATTGTTTGGTAAACAGTTCGGAGAAGAAGGCGAAGGTGATGTACTTGGAACATTAGGTATTGTTCGTAAGGTTGGTACAATTCCTATTACTGCTCAGCGTACAAGGATCTTGCAAGAACTAGAGAAAAGATTAAAGCAGATGGAAGAAGATGCTGGTGTAATAAGAGAAGATGAAGCAACAGTACCGGGACTAAGTCCAATTCAAGATGAAAGAATTAGAAAGGTTCAAGAGAGACAGAGATTACGAGAAGAGGAGCGTCCTCGTTATCGTGAATGATTTAACATATTATCTATCTATAGAGGTAGGAGGAGAAGAAGATGCCTATAGCAAGAACATTTGCAACAGTAACACCGTCAAGTTCGGCGTGGTCCCAAGCGATTGGTAATGGGGCTGATGATAGTGACTGGGACAATATTGATTTAGAAGATGGCTGGACTAGAACTGGAACTAATGTTACAGTGGCTACACTAGCGGTTGATGGAACTAAGAAGCATACATTTACTATGACGGCAATTGCTAATAGTGATGCTGATCTTTGTCCATTGACTACAGGTAATTTTACTGGGGATACTTGGACTAAAGATCTAAGGATGCCTGATGGTTATCAAATGACTGGTGATGATAACTTTATGTTGGTAATGGAAGGACACATATATGATCCGGGTGTAGACAAAGAAGATATTGCTGTGACTTGGGGATTATGTGGAGATGCTTCAACTACAGTAATAAATGATAGAGCGTTCTTCGGTACACTGATGTGGGAAACTTCAGCAGGTACAGTACAGTTTGCTGGTGGTACACAGTGTCGTGGAGCGCAGACTAATAATCAGAATACTGCTATGACTAGGGTATATAATGTTTTTAGTTTTAGTAAGAATTCTGTAGGAGCAGGAACATTCCATACATACCAAGCAGATGGTAGTACACAGGGTAAGGGTTCAAGGAATGCTAACTATACTTGGACTGGTAATCCGAATTTGAAATTGTGTGTCCAAGTAGGATGCAGACAGAATAGTGATTCATATGATGCAGGTAAAAAGATACTTGTGAATATGAGATACAAATTAATCCGTATAACAGATCTACCGTAGGAGGAGAAGAAGATGGGTGCAACAGGAAAATATATACATTGTAGTAGAGATATTACAACAGGTGCAATCGCATTAGCGGCAGCATATAATCCAGCGTTATATCATACTATTGAATGTAATAGTGGTGTGAGGGCTGATACACAGAAGAATCAAAGAATGCATATGTCAGGTGTGAATATTGGTCTGACTAATATTGGTGGTGGTGCAGTGACTGTAACATTTAATATCAGTGCTGATGCTGCTGGTGATAAGTTGATTGTACCAGATACTGCGTGTACAATTTCACCGGGACTAACTACAGCGACTGAAGGATTAGCGGCTGCATATGTTGGTGTTAATTATGTATTAGGTGAATTGGCAGTGACTGATAATACAGTTTATATTCACGCTAAGATTAATGGTGGTACAGCCAATATGGTTTTAAGTGCTATAACTTGGGAAGAATAGACAATGGAATTTGAAGCATTGGCAGCGTTGATTGCTGGACCGTGTGGAGGATTAGTTGTTGCTGTTTATTTCCTCAGGTCTTTTATATCATTTCAGAAAGATACTATACAGAAAGTATTGGATAGTGCGGATGAAGATAGAGAATTGTTTAGACAGGCTCTTACAAAGATTGATATCCGTTTACAGTATCTTGAGAAGTTGGTTGAGAGACAGTGCGAGAAGTAAGGTGGGGTTCTATGAAAGCGATAGGATCCGGCGTAAGCAGAAGTTAGTTATTAAAAAAATAATAAAGAGGAAAGATATGGGTAAGGCAGAAGAAGTAAGTGTAAGTGTGGCTGATGATTTATTGAGGTTGCTCTGGAAAGTATTCAAGTATGGCAAAGGTGGTTATACAAAAGAAGAAGCCAGAGATCTCGGAGAAGACCTACTGGCTCTTGCATTTGAAGTACTTGAGAAAGCACTAGATAAGGAAGACTAAGCGGCGTTAGATCCTGTAATGATTTTAATTACATTGGACTTACGGTCGGCGTGGATTTCCTCAAAGTTGTTGGGTTGATTATTTTTAAGTTCAGCCCAGTGTGCTTTGTTTAGTTGTGACCAGATGCGTTTGCATTGTGGTACATTTTTAATGGATGGAATGATATGTCCAGTCCAGTATAAAGTTTCTGTTAGAGGGATTTGGGATTTGAATCCGTAGTCCTTAGCAGCAGGGCAATCGCCGTGTGGTACTTTATAGATGAAGCCGGGACAGTCATTACGATTGTCCATATTCTGATGTGCTACACCCATACGACAGCCTTGTGCTTCCATAGCATTGAAGCGTTTGTATAGGGTTTTAGCGTGATAGAAATGGGCAGTATAGTTTTTCATATTGATGAAGCAGATTAAATCTATCTCGTCAATGTTAGTGTACCATTGAGGTCGTTTAGATTTCTGATCGTCTTGATAGATTTCAAATACGAAATCGCTATAGCCTACTTGGTTCCAGTCTAATGCCTTGACTTCTATATTCATAGTGCGTCCAGTTTTCATTAGTGATGTAAGGTCGTAGGGAAAGATACGGTAGTCCATTTTTTGTGTTGGCATTCCGTGTTCTTCAAATGCTAGGCGTACTGCCTGCTCTGTCCATTCTGCTTTGATTAGATCGGTGTTGAAATTTTGCATAGTAGTTTTATCTCCTTTGATAATGTTAGTGTTATGCAGCATCAGATACTACAGGTGTAGGTGCCGATGCCTTCAAGGTAAGTCCCTTGAATTTGTGGATTAGTTTCCGTTTATGACTGTGAAAGGTTTGGCGTGTTACGACCTTGCCCGGATAGTTGAGAACATATTTGTAATGTTCATCGTATACGATATCATCCAGTCCAGTCATTGACCGGAAGATAAAGCGTTCTCGTTCTGTTGCGTGATATTCGCAGAAGTCAGAGATTAGTTGATAGATAGACTTGTTTGTCATTAGTTCCTCCATATTATCTATTGTACTATAAGTTAGACTATTTGTAAAATCTTTTAGTTTATATTGTAATGTTCGCTTATACCTTTTGGATTGTTTGCGAAGTTTGTATGAATACCAGTCCCTGAATATCTTGATAGATAATGGTTTGAATTGTTCAAGGGGTAGGTCTATAAATTTAGTTAGTGCTCGTTGTTCCTCCGAATAGAAAGCGGCTGAGGTAGAAAGAATAGATCGTTCTAATTTAGATGATGGATTCCAGACACGACAGGTATCCCTAAAGTATTCAGCCTTCTTGACTTGATGTGTCATACAGAGAAGAGCGTGAAAGTATGAGGCGATGCCGTTGCGGTCAGTTAATAAGAAATGTATCTTATCGTCGGGTAGTAGTTTCTGTTGCATTGGTAGTAGTTCCTATGTTTTGTACTGTATATATAGTATACCATATTATTAGTAGATTGTAAAGTATTATTTTTATTTTTGTTATTATTTATTGTACTATAGTAAATAGGTATGTACAAGAGAAAAAGACAATTTAATTTGAAATAAAAAAAGAAAGTCCCCGACCCTGAAACTACTACATAAAAGGGAAGGGGACCGAGAACTTGTCCGAGCCAAAGGAGATTATGGCTCTTCAGTATGGACTGATCTCTATAATAGTATACATTGTAAAATGAAAGTTTTCAAGGGAAAAGTGAAATGAAAATAAATAAAAAAAAGTCTTTACAATTTTCTCGCTAAAGCAGTTAGTATAAATGTAGGTACAAAATTGGTAAGCAGACGACCATAGGAGAATGGATTTCTGGAAGAATAAATACTGAGGGGATAATGATTATGATATTGCCGGTACAGAACTTAGGGCTGAAAGTTCCAACAAGACCG